CTGCTGCGCGTTCAAGCAGTTCGCGGCGCTCATCTTCGATGCGCTGCCGGTCGACGCGGTCTTTCTCCTCTTGGCGTTCCTCTTCGCGGAGTGTGCGTTTCTTCGTCATGAAGTGCGAGATGATGCCCCACACGCCCGGGCCGCTGACCAACGCGCCTACAATGGTGACAACGAATGTGAGAACATCGAAGTGATGGTTCATGCGACAGCCTCAGCTTCGGCTGCAACCGATACGCGGTCGCGTTTCTGCTGGTTAGCGAGCGCATTCAACGCTGCACTGTGCGCAAGACAATGCGCGCCGACGTAACAGATGAAAGGCGCCTCCATCACACCGGAGTGGTATCTCACCCCAACCACGACGAACGTGACACCGACGAGCCAGAACACACACCCCGATACGAGGTACACGATCGACACGATCCTCGGACCCGCGTCCATACCGATCACCATCGACTGCACGTACCCCATCACGAGGCAAGCGAAGCCTAACCAGAACCCTGAATGCGGTCCGAACTGATGCCATGTGGGGCCGAACCAGAAATCCGGTGCGGCGATCAACACTAAACCCAGTACAGCGGTGAAGATTGAAATCGACCAGTACACCACAGTGGTGTTCATCACGTAGCGGACGGTCACGAGTATTCAACACCCTTCACAAAGGATGCTGTACCACGTTCGCCGAAGAACTTCGCGAAGAACGAGAACAGGAACGACCCGCCGGCTGTACCAGTCGCGATGAGCAGAGCTTTACCCCACCACGGGATGATGAACTCGTACGACACCCACTGCGACAACCCCGCAGAGACAAGAGTCGCTATCCATGCTCTGCCTGCGCGCTCAGCTCTATCTTTCGCCCTGACAGTGGGGTGCACACCGCTCATGCGCACCCTTTAGAGGTAGTAGCAAGGAATCGGCATCATCACTGTGCCGATCGTGCCGGGGCCGGTGATCTTCGTAACCGGCCGGAGAACAAACGCGGGCATACCCTCAGCCGGGTCGGGGGGAGAGGGATCGTAAAACGGGGGCCAGTAGCCAAACCCTTCGTCCATCTCATCTCTCCTAGGTATCTTTTTCCAGCTGCATGAACAGTTCGTCGTCATTGACGTGTGTGATTCTAGCTTTGAACATTTCCGTATCTCGACGAGCCCACACATATTCACCCTCGACGAGAGGCCTGTACGCTGACTGCTTAGCGACGGCCCTTCCGTCGAACCACCATTTATCTATGTCCACTATTCTGCGGACAATAGGGTCTTTCGGCAATTTACAGTTCGCGGGCGACGAAAGTGATTTGGGTGCTCATCTGCTGCCCTTGGTCGCGTCGAAAATCGAACCCTGTGATCGGAATTTCGATCGGGGCGTCGTCGCCGACCTGGATTTTCAGCACGACAGGCTTTCCGCCCCAGTCGCTCTTGTGCGCTTCGTCGTAGTGCATGCTGCCGCCGCACGCGAGACGCCCGAGCGTCTTACCCATGATCAAGTCTTGGACTTTTTGCTGAGTAGGTGTCGACACACTCATTCCTTTTCGCTCCAGTTCCGGCAGAAATACACTGCCGCTTCCTTACTTGGAAAGTATCTCGTACCTGGCCACGGCTCGTCGGGGGACACGACACGCGCCGGGAATGCGATCCATTTCTCAGCGAATCGATGCGGCCAGCGTTGAATGATCCACCCGCCGATTGTCTCCTGTAAAGGCTCTGCTACATCCATGGCGTGTGCCAGATTACTTTACCGACGGGGCTGTGCGCATATATGGGGCGCCCGTTGACTAGACACAGGTAGCGGTAACTGCCCGCGCGCTGCATCTGGGCGTGAATGTGCACCAGCTCATCGTAGAACAACATCTGGATTTCGGCTCGTTCGTCCCTGGTGAACATCTCCGCCTCCGCCGCGGTCGATGGCCAATAAAGTGAACGCATGATCGGTCTGCAAGAAATGCAAGGCGGATCATCGTTTTCGGGCATAACAATGGCGCCGAATCAACAATAACATTGGAGAGCGCTATTTATACGGCTTGCGGGTAGAGGTAGACGACTGTCGCCGACTCGCCTGAGGCGCAGACTCCGTACAGCATATTCACTGTGTCAGAAGCCACGGGAACGTCTAGGCTAGTCGACTCAGCCAACGGAAATCCGCTCGTGGTAGTCACCGCCGTCCCGCCCAAGTACACGACGCTAGGGCCGCTGTTATAGACACGCGCCTGCCCGCCGGGGCAGGGGTTCGGTGCGCAGATCTCACTCGGTTGATCTGTTACTGTGGCGACGCCGTTCACGTAACACTTCACTGAGTCCTCACAGGGTGTTGACGGCGGTGATGTCGAATGTTTTAGGGCCGTCTACGATCGCGCCGTCGCGCAGCACGCGAACGGGGTGGTAGACTTCTGAAGGTTTATGTCCTTCGATGCTGGTGTTGATCGAATGCGGGAAATGGGAGTGATGACGCTGCTCGACACCTTGCTCGCGTATCCAGTCGTGTAGATAGCAGTCGAGCCCGTAGTACGGTTTTATGTATGCTGTCGTCGTCCACCCGGGCCGGTAAGAGCGCCACTGCTCGCCGTGCTCACCCATCCAGTCAACCCAAACGTTCTCGGTCTGTCTGATGAGAAGTTCACTGAACTTCACCAACCCGAACGGTGGAGCGCCGAGAGGATCCGGGGGGCCTGAGTACGGGCACACGCACCAGTCGTGTTCGCATCGCCACATTTCGTCGAGCATCCCCGGCGCCCAGAAAACGTCGTGCTCAACGTTGATGAGCCTCGCACCATCCGTCCATGCTCGGCGCATGTACTTCGCGTACGCCCACACATCGTCACGGCAGTCAACGAACACCGTGTCGCGTAAGTAGTAGAGCAGCCCCGACATCGTACCGGGTAGGACTTGCGTGTAGGGGACGTAGATGTTCAACCGCTCAGCGCGAACGTGAGGTCCGATCAGCGGAGAGAACGCCATAATTAGCTAACAGGCGCGTGCGCGGCGGCCCGCTATATGGTCGCCGCGCACGCGCTACTGCTTAGCTGCTCCAGGTAGTCCCGGTTTCGAGAACACCCAGCTCAAACAGGTACGGACGCTCGATCAGGAGTCCGACGCGCGCCTCAGCGCGAGCCGTCCACATGTTCTGCTCGAAATCGGTCCCGTTGAGGTTCGTCACGTCGACCCGAAGGCCTCCGAGGCGAAGGACAGCACCCGCGTCAGCGAAGTCGCCGACGAGGATCAGGCCCGGCGGGATCACAGGAGTGGTGACAAGCTTCTTACCCCAAAGGGTGAAGGTGTCAACACCACCTGCGGATAGCTGGCCCTGGTCATTCGGGTAGCCGTAGTCACGACCCCAGAAGCTACCGCCGAAGTACTGACCGTTCTTATCAACGGCGGTACGCAGCGTGTAGTAATCCTGGGGGTTCATGACGATCGCGTCGGGCTCGAAGAACACCGTCGTGCGAAGATCGGTGATCATCTGCAGAATACCGAGCGCGATGTCGTTCCCTGCGGGTCCACCAGCCGTCGACCCGAGGGCGTTGGTGATGGAGCGGCCCGGTGTCACCGACGTAACGGTTTCAGCCGAACCCATACCCGTACCGAACGGTCCTGCGATCGTCGGCGGGATAGCGACGTTGCTCAGCGCACTGACAGTCGCACCCTGCGTGAAGGATGCAGACCGGCCGAGCAGACCGTTGACCCCGGGGTATCCGGTGCCGGCGAGCAACTCAACCTCGGTGCGACGCTGAACGCCCATCACGAGACGACGCTGGAACAGGGCCCACACGTATGCGGCGTCCTGGATCATTTCGTCTGTGGTGCGCTCCAAGTTCGCGATCTTCCCGACCTGCTCGGTGTAGCGCTGCAGGGTGTGGGTTGACGTCGGCTTGGTTGCGGCTTCACCAGTGGCTGCAGCAGCGTTGGTCCAGCCGGTCTCTGTCACATACGTGATGATCGGAGACGAAACCGGCAACGCTGGGAACAGCGACTCGATGACTGTCGGGAAGAACCGCATCTCGACAATCCCCGGAATGAACTCGGGCTCGATCGCGGGGCCGGCGGTACCAGTCAGGAAGTACGTCCCGTTCGAAAGGGCGCTGCCCGCTGTGGTACCTGAGGCGTTCTCACCGGACATCCCCGCGACACCCTGATAGGGGCCGGTGGGCATACCAGTCGACTTCGACTGCGCCTGGTTCATGAAACCAGCCATCGCGTAGTCGTTGTCCAGCCAGCTCTTGTAGCCGAAACGGAACGCGCCACCACCGCGGTGACGCTCACGCGCCGCCTTGGTGATCTCGCCGAACGCGCGACGGTACGCAAGGATGTCCTCGTGAACCGGCTCTTCGGACTGAGGCGGGGCGCCTTCGTCTTCGTTACCGATCACCTGGAACTGGTTGGCACGCTGACGGGACTTGAAGAGCACCTGATTGCGCTCACTCTCATCCTCGACAGCCTTCATCTTCGTGTTGAACTCGGCTTCGGTGATCTCACCATCCACGAGGGACTTGTAAGCCACCTGGGCCTGCTCGTTCAGTTCGCCGGCACGCCGGTCGACTGTGGCCTTATCCATCTGAATCGTTCTCCTGTTCTGCGATGGATTCGCCTAGGGTTTGCAGATTCTTGTTTTGCAGCTTGAGCAAACGCAGACGGGCATCCGCTTTCGGGAATTTCGCTGCAACATCTGCGGGCGATGCGTTCACGGCGTCGGCGGCGGCGTCCTTGTTGGAGGCGGCGGCGGAGGCGGTTTCAGCTTCGGCGGCTGATGGTGCTTGTTCATCACTGCTGTCGTCGTTGTTGGTTGCGGACTTTGACAAAAACTGCGGGGCGATCGCCGCCCCCGCAGTACCTTCTTGGAACAGCTGCCCGTCAGCCAACGGCTGCCCGGGCTCTGTACCTGAAGCATTCTCACCCGACATTCCCTCGACGCCCTGATAGGGGCCGACGGGAGCGCCGGTCTTCGACACAACAAGGTTGTTGAGTTGAAGATCTTTCACAGACCCGTACGCGATCGGCTCGTCGTGGCCTTCTGCGTAGATGCTGTACATTTCTTGCCCCGGAGGTCCTGCGGTTACGACGCGGAGCGGGACTGTCAACGCGGGCGTCTTCGACTCAGCCTTTCCAGCTTTCAGCGACGCCATGCATGCGGCTCCGAGCGCGCACGCGGCGTCATGCAAGGCTTGCGCCAACGTTCCGCTGTCGCTCATCAGATCGTCCCCTCCGAGTTCGTCGGCGTCGCTTCCGTCGTCATCAGAGTCGTCGTCATCGTCGTCGTACACGCTTGACGCACCGACGTCTTCACCGATCGGGGTGTTTCCGGGTGTGGATTGGGTTTGCAGGAAATCGGGTAGGTCCTTGGTGTGCAGCTTCCCGTTGTGCGCGAGTGCTTTACACACAGCGGCGAGAGACGCAACCAGTTCCTTTGAGTTGTCGTCGCTCAGCTCGATACCTTCACGTCGAGCCGCGCTACGAATACGTCCTGTCATGGTTGCGATCTCGCTTTCGTTGTAATTCTTCGTTGCGTCCGACTGGTGGATACGCGCCCAAGCGTTCAAGATGCGCTTACGTGTGTTGAGCGGCCACTTGCGGTTCTCAGGGTCGGCGAACGGTCCTTCATCGGCCGGGTACTGGCCTTCGGTTGTTCCGCCGGATTTCTTCGACTGAGCCTGCGCTTCGACCGCCTTCTCGACGATCTCAGGGGCGTAGCTTTTGCTCTCAAGGATCACCGCGTCAGGATTCGCGGGCACACCGCAGAACGTCCCGTTCAGCAGTTCCCGCTCGATCGTGCCGTCGGGCATCTCGTGCTCTAGATACGACACCGACGCGTGGCGGACATGCTTTCCGTTGACGAGACTGCGTGTCAGCTGAGCGTGATCAGTAGCCGCGTACTCGCCGGAGACAACCATCTTTCCGTCGGCGTCGATCGACGGTACAGCCGAGCCTGCGGTGAGCGGGACGCTCATCCCCCTCGCCCACGCGTGATCAGTGTCGAAGTGAATCCTGTCGGGCAGCGGCAGACGCCACTGGTCGGCCCACACATTGTCGCCGTCGCGGTCTTTGCGGTCGGTGCTCAACACCAGACGGAACTCGCCATTCGGGTTCTCAGACTCAACCGGCTCGATCTCAGCGGTCATCGCCTTTGACTCTGCGCGATCCGCGAGTTGCTGTGGAGACATGATGATTCCTTTTGTTGACGGACTTAGACGTAGGGGACTGCCAGCTCCTGGTAGCATTCACGCCACTCGTCGTACTGCTGATCGGTGACATGCTGCGATCCGAAGCTGAGATGCGCGGCAAGACAACCTTTTACGACAGCACGGGGAAACAGGTTCATGACGCCCTCGTCGCCTAGCGGCGCTTCGGGGTCGAACTGCCGCATACGCGGACGGATCTTCCCTAAACCTCGGGCGTTCATCTCACCAGCTAGGTCGTAGCTGTATCCGACGACGTTGATCGACAACCAATCCGTCACGGGAACAACCTCAACCGGTTCTGCGAGCAACGCTTCGATGTTCCTGAATGCGAACTCGTGACTGATCACAGCGAACTTGTTCGACGTGTGCACGTCACTGGGTTCGATATCCCACGACGGGTCTCTGCGCGCCTGCTGGAATGCGTGCATCTCATCCCAGACGCCGTTGATCATCGCGCACGCACCGTTGTTCATGATGTGCGCGCACAGCACCGTGTCGGGGTGCTTCTCGATCTGCTCCACAAAGTCACCGAACCGGTCGGTTTGCAGGAACACGATGTCGTCGTCGATCTTCACGAACAGATGCTTCCGGTACTTCATCGTGTCGTAGAACTTGTACGCGAGACTGAACTGCTCGAAATCCTCGCGGTCGACGAGATCATTGATGACAGTGATGCGGTCGCCTTCGATCGAGCGGACGAACGCATCGTCTGATTCACAATGCGTCATGTTCCAGACGTGATATTCAACGTTGGAGTGCAATGCAAGGATTCTTCGGATGAGCGGTAGTTGTAGTCGCATGTTCGGTTCGCGGCCCGCGAAGACGAACACGATCACTGGTTTAGTCATACCTCACCTAGGTGTTGCGGGCAGTAAAGCCTGATCGAGACACCGACGAAGAACCCCGCCTGGTACTGGGACATGTTCGATTCGAAGAGCAAAGCGTTCGCGATGTCAGCGGGCGACTGCCCTTGATCCAGTTCAGCGCACACAAGATGCGCCGCAGATACTTCACCCCGGCGGCCGTCCCACGTAATCCCTTGTCGCGCAAGCTCATTCATCAACTGATCATCATCAGTTTCGGCTTGCGCGACAGCGCAGAAAACCGTGAACGCGCACCACAAAAAGACGAGCAGCCGCTTCAACCGCCCAGCCTTTCGTACTGTAGTATTATTGACATGAACGGATTGAACTTGAAGCACCTCATCAACGACGCCCGCGTCAATATCTTCCCCGTCATGCGGGAAACGTACGAAGAACCCACATATACGCGCTGGTACAAAGGATGGGTTAGCGCGAACAGCTGGACGTACTTCCTAGGCCCGCGTATCTACCCGTTCGGGCTGTACGGCGGCCTAGTCAGAACCATTCGCGACTACACAGACGAAGGGGTCAGTTACGACGCAGGAAGAAAGTTCTGCGGTTGGAGCGAACTCTTCACACCAACGAACACCCGCTACCGTGATGTTGAGGTTCCACAGCCGCGTACAACAGAAATGCTGGTTGAAAACAACGCGATACATCTTGCAGAAGTCGAATGGAAGAAAACCCTCCCCAAAGGGAGTTACAACAGCATCGCCGTCAGATCGAAAACAGGGACGCTGCTCTTCACGTCAGATCTGATCAAACCATGCGACATAGACGAGCATTCAACACTCACCGTCACGGACATGTCGGTGACAATATCCCCGGCATGCCCGTGACGGTTTCGTACTGTACGTTTATTTTCGCGGAGACGTACACATTCTAGAGTTGACGATCCAGCAGGAACTCAAACGCCTCTTTCACACCGTCGCGATCCCCCGTCTTACGCACCATAATCTCAGCCGCATCCGCAAGATTATGGTTACGCCCGATCAGGCCGCTGATGTCGCGCATGTACTTCTGCACATTAGTCGACGCGGGTTTCTCGGTGTTGTTCGTGTTCGACGACGCAGCAGGCGCGTTAGACGAGGCGATCGGTTTCGCGACAGGCGGCGCGACGGGAGGGGGCATGAGAGCCGCCCTGGCCTTCGGGTCTAGTGGCACCATCTGCATTTGCGCGTACAACTGGTGTGATAGAGGCCCGGCGTCGGGTAGATCCATATCTTCGCGAGCCTCGGCAAGCTCTTCGACGCCAGTCTGCACCATCTGCGCGTGCGCTGCGGCGCGCTTCTCCCAGTCGCCTCGCATGACGTGCTTCATGTCGAATTTGGCTTCTTTATCGCCGTTGAACTCGATACTACCGACGTAGTAGTCGAACACCGATTCGATGAACTCCACGCGCGGGGTGATCGAGTCGCGGTACAGTGAACGCTGATTTTCAACCACATTCGAGAACGTTGCGCGCGTCATATCCTGCAACGCCGTCGGGGGTAGATCCATGCCTGCGCACACCTCTTCACGTGCGAGCTGACGCGCCTGAATATACTGCATATCCTCAGCGCTGGACTGAATCAGATTCGGCTCTTCGAACTCATCGTTCTCAAGGATGATCGCCCGGCCGGTGTTCCCCGAACCGCCGTGCCGTGACGACAAGGCGCGCTCAAGACGCTCCCTGCCGTCTTTTCCGAGTTCGCGCTTCGCGCGCAGAATCATGCTGGGCCGCATGCGGTTCTGCCACCACGCCTGCATCGCCCGGCGGGAAGAATCCTCTTCCATCAACGTTGAACGCAACGCTTCGAGACGCGACAACCCCCGCATACTCGTGTCGGGGTTGTACAGACGGAACGGGATCACATCCGCTTCGGTGAACATCTCATTCGGACGCCCCAGGAAGCGATACAGCTCAACACCGTACTCATCACGGTGAATCATCGTCATACTCGGGTGCATCGGCAGCAGCGAAGTAACCTGCGATCCCCTGCCCTCGCGCAACTTCAGCAGATACGTTTCGCCGTAGATTTCGATCGTCGCAGCAATCCACTGCTTGAACGCATAGTTCGGCATCGTCACACACGGGCGTCGCATCAGCTTCGCGTACGGAGATGTCTTGTCGAGGGTTTTCGTCTCAGTGTCGTCGTAGTCCCAGATCTTGATCGGCAACCGGGCGACGGAGTTCGCGACCTTGTTCACCGCGGCGTGTACCCACAACTGCGAGCGGTATAGCTGACCGTAAGACGCGAACGCCGTCTCAAGCGGATACCCGAGACGGGGAACGTGGTATGATTCGTAGAACTGCGGGCTTGTCTCCGCAAAAGCTTGCGGGGCCAGCGCATGGTAGGCTCCGCTGTTCGTGATCAACTAATCACAACCCTAGATAAGCTTGTGTCATGACGGATTCTCCTCTGGAGCTGCGATTCTGGTCGAAAGTTGATAAGAACGGGCCGGTGCATCCTAGACTAGGTACAAGATGCTGGATGTGGATGGCTTCCACGAGCCGTGGATATGGGTACTTCTCAATCGGTGGAAAGAGAAATCCCGCCCATCGCGTCGCATATGAACTTTCCGGGAAAACAATTCCCCTCGGATTTGATCTAGACCATGTCTGCCATGTCCGAAGATGCGTGCGCCCGTCTCATTTGCGTCCGGCAACCAGAAAGCAGAATCTGGAAAACTTGACTGGCGCGCGTCAGAAAAGTAAATCCGGGGTTAGGGGGGTTTACCAGCTACCAACAGGGCGTTGGTGGGCAATGGTATGTCACTACGGAGAAACTTTCTATGCAGGGACCTTCAACACTGTCTCAGAGGCTGAAGAGGCTGTCACCGCGAAGCGTTGCGAGCTATTTACTCACAACGACGCCGACCGTTAGATCTCCCTTCCCAAGGTCTCGCGTGCGTCTGCCGTTATTTCCTGTAACAACGGAGGTGGGTTGCAGGCGTGCTTCACCCATACCCTCCCGGGTAGTTCTTCGCTTGGTTGGTCGTTTCTCGTAGGTACAGTCTTACAGTTCTCGAAAATCCAGTGGGTGTGGTCGTACTCAACCAGCACCCCTGAGAACGGTCCTTCTGTCGTTCCCATGATCACGAAGCGTTGGCGTACAGCTTTCTTGATCAGGTTTCTTCTGTAGCTCATGTCTGGATGATTTCTGCGGTGAACCCATGTTTCGGGCAGTTGCTGTTCGCTATGCAATACCCGGGGCAGTTACACAGATGCCCCATGTTCGGGCAACGCGGAGGGTCTGTCTTGCACCAGCACCCATCAGGATCGGGTAATGCAGAAAGCCAGCTGTGCATTATTTGACTCGCCGCCCGATCATGAAAACATCCGGTTCGCCTTTGTAGTGGGCGGGTTCAAGCTCATACGACGTCGTGACACCACCGAAGTCGATATGCGCATAGATTTTGCCGTCGAGCGACTGGGTGACGCTGTTCGCCCCGCCCGCTGGGGACATCACGGGCATTTTCGTTTCGAGGAGGTTCAGCACGTACTCAAGCGGGGCGAGCAGAAGATCTTCGAGCCCTTTGCGGGGGTCGCCTTGCGCGTTGTCTCCGAGACGCCCGTATTCGCACTCAGTCCAGTGCTCACACTCTGGGGTGTAGTTACCGATGATCGTCGTTGCGCATTCGCAGCGTCCGCTGACCATCCAGTGCAGTTCGACGCTTCTCGGTGTCGCGATAGTCACAGCGCTTCACCTTTACCGCCGCACACCCAGCACGGTGCGTGCACAGAGCTGCGCCAGAGCGCGCGTCGGTGAAGATTCCTGCTGACAGGAACCACACCATGCAGGGATGTTTCTCCGAGGGTGGAGATCGGGGCTGCTTTCACGAAACCTTTGCCGTCGCAGATAGCGCAAATTGTCATTCAAATAGACTACACAACTTGCAGCGTCAAACCAGGTGGATCGGGAACGACAACCACAGCTACAACGGTGTCGCTCAGCACGATCGTCTGAGAGGCGGGCATAGGAACAACCACGACGACAGAGCTGTCGGGTTCGATCACGATCGCGCTCACATTGCGCTTCCGTCGTAGCGGGCGAAGTATCCGACGGCGACGGGGACGTTCGTCCCTGTGTCGGGGTCGGCGAATACAATCTGCCATATCGTGCTGTTCGAGTGCGTCTGATCGCACATACCAGAAGGTATGTAGAAGACGGCTTGGTTTCCTGTGACGGCGGCCAGGATCGGGGCTGGCTGCGTTTTCACGATGTCGACGGTCATCGTCAGAACACCATCCCAGTCAACAGGGTTGGAGTCAGAGTCTTCCCGGACCAGGGTGAACGTGAAATCCCCGCCCAGTGTCACGGGGATAATGTACTGCGGCGGTGGGGCTCCGAGAAATGCGGTCATATCACGAACACCTCGGGCGCGTCTGGACCTGAGTACATTGACGGGCCGTCGTCAGGTAGCTGTCCGAGTCCCCACACCGCGCCTGTGGATGAGTACAGCGGGGCGACGTCGTGCGGGCTGCTGTTCACGTCGATGATCCACGCTCCTCCGGTTAAATATTTCACCGCCGCTGTCGACGCCGCCACATCCAGACCGGGGTGAGTCAAGTGTTTCAATGTCCGACGGATCCACGGCTGCGGATGGTCCGCGTCAGCCGGTTGCAGGCCGCTGACACGGTCGTAGAGCTGGCTGAACGCCGGTGAAACCTCGCCCGGTTTCCATTCGATCAGCGGAAGCCGGGCCTCTTCGATTTTCGGCGCGAGCCACGCCACGGGAGAACCCGCGCCGACGCGCACCACGATGCCGTTGTAGCTGCGACGATTCGCGTGAAGCCAAGGGATTATCCAGTCCGTGCCGGGTTGTTGATCAGCAATTCCGACAACAGCGACATCATCATCAGCGAGTGACGCTTTAGCGATCATCGCAGCAGCTCGTGTGGTGCTTATCTCAATGCAGATCGCTGAGCGTTTGCCTGCGACAAGCAGGCCGCCCATGTCGTCTCTGCACGCCTCCCACGCACCTTCGGGGAACGGCCCGCCAGACGCGGTGTTGATCTGACGGCACAACACTTCGGTGTCGAACACGTCGACAGGGTCAGTAGCCAATGCGTGGGCGATCGCACGATCGGTGATGCAGTTCGGTTCGATCGACGTCCAGTTCATACTGGGATTCGACCACTTCCATGCTTCACGATCAGTTCGTGACGCCTTCGGCGGGGCTGACCATTCGAACCAGCCGACGTCGATGTTTTTGTAGCTCGACAGCAACTCTTCGACAGCAGGGTCGGTGTCACCCAGTGTGGGTGCTTGCATCGCCTCGTCGTTGTCGGGCCAATTCAACTTGCGGTGCGCTGAAGCGCGCTGATACCGCAGAACAACCCCGAGAGCATCAGCGGCGTTTGAGAAGCACCAGCATTGCGCTTTCGGCCGCGCCATGATCGTTTTCGTGATCGCAGCCCATGTGTCCCACGTTTGGTGTTCGCGCAGCTCGTCCAAGAGAATGAAATCCCCGGTGAACCCGCGAGGACCCCGTCTGGAGGCTGTCGCGACACGGTATTCGCAGATTTTCTCTATCTGCGGGTTCATCACCATAAGCCGCTTAGGATGGGCTAGAACCACTTTGCGGATGAGATCGTTCAGCTCTTCGTTCTCTTGAGCCCACTCAACGGCCGCAGCCCACGTGTCTTCGGCTTTACCCAAATCCTGGGCTGTAGCAAGAACCGTGCGGGATCCTTTGGCGTACATATGCCACAGAGCTAAGACAACCAGGATCAGCGTTTTCCCGTTCTGACGGGCCGCTGACACGATCACCGTACGGAAGCGGTACGTCCAGTCAGGCAGCAGCTCAAGCCCATGTATGAGTAGCCACTTCTCCCACGGGAAGAGCCGCAAACCCATGATCTCTTCAGCGAACGCTATCGCAGCGAACCCGTCAGTAGTGTCATCGGTCAGCTCACGCAACGGCGCGGTGAAGATCCGCGGTACTTCAGACCCGAGCAGAAGCGGAGCGTCGATGAGTGCCGTCGTCAAAGACTCACATGCCCCTTTGAAATATCAGAATGGCGTGGGGCGTTCAAATAGCCCAGCAATGCCGCCATCTATAGCTTACGACAAAAACCCGGAAACCCGATGAATCCGTCATTCTACATCGCAGGTGTGTGGTGCGTTCCTTCGTAAACAACGACAGCGAAGTCGGCTATTTTCTGCCACACCCAGTCGCGGAGACGTTTTACAAGTACTTCGGGTTCGCGCATCGCGTCACTGTCTTAATGCCACGCCAGTCGCCTGTGCTAGGGCGTTCAACCATCCCGCTCGTCCGAAGCTGGCTGATCACCTGCATCAGTTCACACCACGCCTCGCTGTCGGTGTCGCTGATGATTACCGGTTGTACTCTCCGCGGCATCCAGGGATCGGGAGTCCATGCCACTCCTCGTTGCAGATAGGGCATCTTGGGTGAAAATTCCATAGCACATCCCTACTCTTCCACATCGCCCTGATAGACGCTTCCCTTAACTCGGTGTCGCTGATCTCGTACTCGTCGCCGGACATTTTTCACCCGTAAGCGATCGACACAGCTATGCCGCAACATACACACAAAACGAGTGCATACCATGTGAAAATCACGATCAACCACTCTTGGAGTCGACGCATTTCACTGCGCATCCCATACGAGCCGTTCAAGCTGATCAGCTTGACGGCGCTCTTCACACCAGGGCGGCTGTTCACACTCTGGGGGCTCTTGGTCATCTGTTTCGTCGTCTGTAACCCATTCAGCCGCCAGCCAGGTCAGCAAACCGATCAGCGCAGCCGCCGTCGCGCCGTCGTACGTACCTTGTGCGTACAATTCTTCGCTGCGTTCAAGCCATGTGGTCACGAAGTTGCTCATCAGTCGACTCCTTTGACGATCACGGTTTCGTTGAACGGCCCCGGACATGGAGGGTGGACTTTGTAGTTCGCCAGACCGTGCCAGTCATTCCCGCATTTCGGGCATTTCTCGCGGAAGTTGAAGAACGAGTAGTGGTACGGCTCGTCAAGCACGATGTCGTCTTCGTTAATTTCAGTCACCGCGCACCTGCTCAAGGAACTCGTGCGTCGTCGTGCAGTCACACGGCTCGATCTTGCGCCGGTTGAAACCGTCAATCCACTCAGTCTTCATCGTGATGAACGTGTGGGTGCAACCAGAGATGCTGTGCTGATAGATACGGTGCCCACACCAGGGGCAGAAATTCCATTTCATTCTGAGAACCAGACAGGAGCCGTCGGCCCGGTGTTACTCGGGTCGCTGCGATACTCACACCGCCGCCTGCATCGCATACAGTCATACACCGTCACATCGTCACCGACCCGGCCGACGTAGTACTTGTCGTAGCCGTCGTAGTCCCACACGCACTCAGGGCAGGTCTCAAACCCCGCCTTGTACTTGCGTGTACGGAACAGTCTCACATCCACTCCAAGATTCGAACCAATTCATGAAGCTCATAGATGACGCACACTTGCAGTATCGACATGACAACACCCATTGTCACAGTGACACGACGCAACCCCCGCATTCCGCGCTCGGTGACTTCTCTAAGATCACGCATACCCTGCTCGGTTGTACGCTCCAGGGCTTGCACCTCGGCGGTGACTTGACTGATCTGCGCCTCAAAAAACGGCATCTGCAACGGTTGTAGGGGTGCTGACGGCATGATCGGTTCCCCTAGGCTCGTGACTTATGACTCCGCGGCGGCGGGGGTTTTCTCCCCGCGGTTCGCCATCTGCGCCACATCAGCAAGCTTCCCTTTGCGTCCAACAGATGCGTTGTGCAACTGCGACAGCGCAGCCATCAGCTGACGTTGAGAACTCGGGTGTGACGTCGCAAGCGCAGGATTGTCGATATCCCTCGCCATAGCCAGCGCAGACGCGATCAACCCCGGTAGTGTTTCGCGCACCTTCTGCGTGAGCAGATTGATTTCAAGCTGCACCGCGGACTCAACACGACCCGGTTCGTCAGGGTCGTAAACCTGCACCTGTTTCTGTTCAGGTTCAGGGTTCAAACTCCGAAGCGGAGTGAGCACAGGCTTATTCGTGCGCTTACGATCCCTCAAATCCTCTGTGTACTTACGGTTCGCCTCTTTACACGGATCGCACCGGCAGCCACGCACATACGTGGTGCGTTTGCCGTGCTTCACCTCGCGAACCATCTCTCATCCTTTCACAGCAGCGCCATCACACGCTGCACAAGTTTCAACGCGCCGTCGTCATAGTTATGCGTCACAGTCCCGATCTTTGTGACCGCATGACGGTTGCCTTTCTGATCAGGCGTGTCGAACATCCTCAGAACATAATCATAGGTGTTAGCCCCTGTAGCTCCGTCTTCCATTCGCATGATGCGCAACTCGCCCACTTCGGTGCGCCCGATCTTCATCTCAACGACAAGAGTCAAAACGGCCACAACCCTAGACGGCTCATACTTTCCTCCCAGTTCGCCATCGCGGACCCGTCAGCCATGAACACGTGCACCCAACGCTGATCCCATCCGCAGTCGGTGCAGCGTAAACCCTCGTTCGTCGCCTTCAGTTTATAGTTCCGCTCAGGATGCGGGCAATTACACGTGAACGGGTGGAACGCGCCCGCGTTCTGAAAACGGTTGATGTTCTCAACCTGCTCATCAGACCAGGGGGCTGTAATCCAGTCTTTCGCCTTGCGGGTGTCTAGCTCTTCAATATCAGTCATTCGCGAATCCTGTACGAGAGCGTGTCACCGTGATTCAGATTGTCAAGGAAACGCCACACTTCATCACTCCCGGTGCTGCGCACTCGCGCGATCTCTTCACCCTCAACCGTCTCAAGAATCATGTACGGCCAACTCCACACCAGCAGCAACTTACGAACAGGCTCAGTCACAACGTGTAAGCGTACTATAGTGCGATGATGGCAGCAGAAGAATGGTACGTACACTCACCGAAGCCAGCCGGTGTTCAGAGCCTCAGCAAATGGGGTCCTTACCCTCTAGCCACGGCTTGGGCTGTGCAAGCAGCCCTGGAAAGCGTCACCGGCTTGTACGTGACAGTTCAAGACGCGAACGGAAACTTCCCAACCTGACACGAAGGAATGAAGCCACGTGAACGAATACCGTTGGTGCGCAAGACTTTTCCCTTGGTACGCGATAATCCTCGGGTGGATCGCTGAAAAGATATTCGGCAGAAGCGAAGAGTGACAGTCAAGCGACGGTGATGCCTGAGATTGTCACTTGGTTAGTTCCGACAGAAGCCACACCGTTCGACGCACCGATGTCTGCGTAGAAACCGAACTGCAAAAACGGGGTGTCGTCGCTACCAGACGCATCTGATGCGAACACGGTCGCACCGGTGAAGTTCTGATACTCAACACCATCCATTGACGCTTGATAGAACCCGTCGCTTCCCGTCGACCAACGAACGGTGATCGTGAAGTGATGATACGTGTTGAACGTCAACGGAACCCACGTGAACGTACCACTCCCCTCGTGCACGAAACGGAACGACGGATTAGTCGGCCCCCGGCCGGTGTTGTCGAGGCAAATGTTGTTACCGCTTGAATTACCCGGGGTGTGAAATTCCCACAAAACCCCACCGTTCCAGCTGGTCACGATCTCCTGGGTGGGTAGATACACGTAGAAATTCCATGTCTGCGTCGTATTCATCACCACAGGGTCTTTGTCGTTCACCATCTTCGCCAGTACACACTTCATCCCCGAATCCCAGGGAGTTACATCTGTGGTGTCTGAGATGGAGAACGCGAACCCAGGTCCGACTGGCGTCGACACCGTCTGGAACTCTGGTAGATGCTCCGCAGGGGCGATCGACGTGTGATCAAGGAACACCAGAGTCAAGTCAGAATACTCCGTTACCGACTGCCCTGCAGGGGGCGGCGGGGTCGGCGGAGTGTTCAGCGATGCGATCGTCGCGACAGACGCCCCTGTCGCCTGGTACGCGTACAGCACAGTCGTCACATCAGTCACATTCAACGCACCGTACGAGAGGCTACTCAAATTCGTCCACGTCAACCCGTCGGGGGCGACATCAAGGAACCCGACGCCGTTAGATTCGCGAAGACGAACCCATGCGTGCGCCGTCGGGCTGTATGTAGTCTCAACACCCAACTTCCACACACCGTTGCTCACCACATACAGGAAGATCTTCCCGTTCTGAATCTCAAACCCGAACTCGTTCGCATTCGACGACGCAACAGGACGCAACGCAACCGCCAACAAACTAGCCGACCCGCCACCCGCTGGGGTGAACTGGCCCAGCAAACTCGACCCCGTAAACGAATACCCCGTCGTTGTCTGGGTCTTCGCGTAGCTGGTGTTACTCACAAGCGTGAACACGCCACTCGCCGCCGGCGCGGTCCATCCCGACGCTGCGGTCAGCGTCGACAGTGCAGCAACCATCATCTACTCCTTCACACGAGAGAAATCCGAGAAACTTCACCGTTCTGCATCAAATAAATCAACCCGCCGCGCTTGGCGTCAGGGCCACGCTTCTCACGATAGTGGTCAGATCCGCAATCGTATGTACTTGAACACACGATCGTCTTCGTCTTGTGCGCTTCGGTGCGCCACGTGTGATAATGCCCGTGCTGCAAAACCTGACACGCACCGGGCGGCTGGTTGTGAACCGCCTGGTTCGCGAGCCATTGCATGACGTTCGTGTGCCGCTGCCACTGATGGCCGTGCACCACACACACCACCGTGTCCCCGACAGGGATCGTCATACTGCCCGACCATTCATCAGGGATCGCCACCGCCACATGGCTGTACTGCAACGGGTTCATCTTCAACGCCATATCCACCGCCGTCGCGGCTTGCGTCGCCCAACCATCACCCGGGTACGTGTTGATCTGCCGCTGCGACTGATCATGATTACCGTTCACCACCGTGAGCATGATCTGCTCACCCAACGGCGCGAACTGCTCCACCGTGTACAACATCATCCGTTCAAGAACCGTCACTTGCTCGGGCGTGGTCAGCGTCGTAAGAAACCCCATGTTCTTACCCTTTTGACTGACCGCACCCTCGATACAGTCCCCAGGCATCGAAATCTGCACACCAGCAACCCCGTGCGTACGGCGCATCAAAGCCAGTTCTGATTTCGCCTTATCAACGCTGTCGACGTACCGGCTGAGGATTTCCTCCAGCGAACCGTCACGTGAACGCTTCCCCAGCTGAGTGTCAGAAGCCTGGAAAACGAACCAGTACGACCCTGTGCCTGATCTTCGCTCGACACGCGCATTTCGGACGATCTGCTCAAACGCGGGAAGGGGAGACCCCTCAATTTCCTCACACCGAAGTTTATACGACGCCGCCCACCTGAATGTCTGCTCTTCAAGAAGCGGACGCCCCTTCTCATCGAAAATCGGCGACCCATCATCATTCCGCACATACGGCCTGTACGGAACCTGCCAATGCTTCTCATACATGATGTCCACAATCCTGAACTGCTCAGGATCGCGACCAAACTTACGCAGCAACTCCGCATACTCAGGAGGCTGATCAGGCTCCTGAAACACAGTCCCTGTTTCGATTGTTGCGATACGACCCTCAAACGCGATCGACGGCTGATACGCAGACTCGACAACACTAGGGCCGCGCTGCAACTCGTTATTCAACGCCTCAAGGAAATCCATATCAACACATCCCGTGATGATGATGAGACGTCAAAGGATCCCGGGCCATCTTCATATGCCCTTTGAAAGCACTCTTACTCCCCGCGAAACCGAACTGCGCAGCCGCACGATAAAGCGCCATAATGTAGCCCGGGTTGCCTGTTTGCGCCACAGCATCAAACCCTGCTTGCGCATCAGAATCAAGCGTCTCGTACCATGTGCACGTCGCGCATTTGAATCCCCCGCCGTGTCTGGCGTTCCGATTCAGTTCTTGATTCAGGACTTCAGAAAACGACGGCGACGACATTTCAACACGGGCTCCCTATCCATACATGCAGGTCCACTAATATATGCACGCGTCAATATTCAGCTCTCCCAGAAATGTAGCACGGTTATACACAGCATGTGCACAACTCGATACCTGATACGATGGATTTCATCCAATCGACGCTCTGATGAACGAACAATCATGCTGGCGCGAGTTCTGCAACAATCCAAAAGAATGGGTCAAGACGCGCTGGCGAGCGCTCATGTGGTACATTGTGATAACAAGGCTGAAATGAACCCCCAGCAAACTTTCCAGTGCTACAAAAATTGAAGCGTACTGAAGCAGCCGATCTTGATCTTTGCTGAATGCGGCAAACGCGCAGCTCACCACATTTGTCGGGTTTGCTCAAGAAAAACCCAGGAAGGATCCGGAAAATCGGACCAGCAAACTCCCGCCAGGGCCAGATACGAGGGTTTATGCAGGTCAAAGGGCTGTAATGCTTGGATCCGACGGTTCTAGCAACATTATCGCGGCTTGCGGGGTCGCGCTAAAAGATGAGGTGCCTAGCAGTCCCGCAAAAAGTTTGCTGGATGAAATGAAAACACCCCCCCATCAGGGATTATGCATTCAGCAAATGTTTGCTAGCATCGCAGCGAGCACTGCATAGACGAGCTACGTACTGCCCTGAGCTGCAGTGATTGCAATTGCAAGCATTAGCTAGCGCGAGATCTGGGGTTACGCGGCCTGAACAGGGCTATTTCGGGGGATCGGCCAGCAAACTTTGGGGCTGAGCTGGGGAAATACATGGGTGTGAGTTTGCTGCGAGCGCGTGCGGGGTTTGCCATATCAGCAAACACGAGGGTGATTTGCATCGTTGCAGGTCAGAGGGTTGCAATTTTCAGCAAACTGCTAGCAGGGTTGCATCCGCCCTGTTCAAGACATTGCGTCGTTTCAGCAATCAAGATCAAAACTGCATTCACCCTGTTCAGAGAGTTTGCTGGAGTGAGCAAACGTGCATTGGTGTGGGGTTTCCGCAGTTCAGCATAGTTTGCTGACATCAGCTAATGAGCATTTGCGCAGCTCGCATATCGTTTGCTGGGTGAGCAAAGCATAGCCGAACAGGGTTTGTGCACGTCGCATAGTTTGCTGAGCCAGCAACGCATCTAGATGTACGGGTTTATGCAGGTCGGATATGTTTGCTGCGTATAGCTAACAGGGTTTATGCAGGTCGCGTCTTGTTTGCTGTGTTAGCAAACGGGGTGAGAACAGGGTTCTTGCAGCTCAGTTTGTTTGCTAGCGTCAGCAAACCCATGCATCGATGGCTATATATGCAGGTCGTGTGTGTTTGCTGGGTGTGTGAGCAGCGGGTTTAGGTGTTTGCTGATCTTGATTTACGCACGAGAACTGGGTTCTTGCAGGTCAGGGGGTTAGCTGTGCGCTGATCAGGGCTGATAGCTGGATCGCTAGCTGGCGCTAGCCGTCAGCTAGCACTGGGGCACTGTTGCGCATGCGCACGCAATTAGTTGCGCAAGAGCAAGAGTTTGATTGCGCAAGCGCACCAGATATTAGTTGCGCAAGCGCAAGAGGTCGTTGCGCAAGCGCAACGGACGTTACTTGCGTGTGCGCAACAGATCGTTTGCGCATGCGCACGGGAACTGTTGCTGTCGCGCAATCAATAGGTGCGAGGGCTGGGGGTGCGTGGTGTGCACGTAGTGCGCTGTGTGCAGTTGCTGCGTCGCATGCAGAGATAGCAGCGTGTCGAACGACTGTTCGATAAGCAGCGGGCGCGCTGCGAATCACACGTGTGTGATCACAGCAGTGTGTTTCGGGGCTGTGAATGACGCGCGTGTGAGTAGCGCGTGTGTAATTACGCTGATGTGACACCTATTAGACACGGAATGCAGCAAACCCTCTCAGATTGCGAATGATCTTGATAATAGGGAGTGCATACATTCACAAGCGGAACCTGAAAAAGTCCCTCAGAATTGATGAGTGTGTCTAGCGGTTTGATCTTGATTAGCTGAGCGTCGCTGAGCGTGTGTGTGTAGCGCGCTGAGCTGTGCTGATGCGATTACACATGTGTGCGCTGTGTGTCGCTGTGCGTCGCGCTGAGCTGTGCGCGCTGTGCGCTCTAGTGCGTGTGCTCTGATCAGGGACGATATGTTGCGAACAGGGAAAACGCGCTTTTATTGACGTTACTGCATA